TTACATAAAAAAAGAACACGCAGGCGCCAACTGCAACTATTTCTATTCCGAATTCAAAACCGATAGGCGGAAAAATTACAATACACGCAAACATAGAAAATGAAAGTTATCTAAGCGAGTTTGACCATTGGGAGCTCAAGTATGGCTTAGGAACTGATGTCGCTCCTGCGGATATGATAACCATTGCAGAGGGGACTAACCTAGTATCTAATGATATTTTATGCTCTTGGAATATTTCGGGACTTGAGGAAAACCAGGTCTATTCATTATACCTTTATGTTTCGGATGAGGCGGGAAATACATCTGTCAGCAATAGTGTTACTTTATTAAAAGCTGAAAACAGCGAAGAAGTTACGCCTCAGCTCATCGTAACAGATCCTAAGGAAAATGAAATATTAACTAATGCTAGAGGACAAGTATATTTTGAATATTTGGAGGCCGATAAAAAGGACGACATTCTCTCCTATGGCTATCTATATGCTAACAGTTCTTTAGTCGGCATCCAGCATAATAATTCGAAAGATGCATATTTAGATTTAGGGCTTTGGGACACTGCTGCTAATGACTGGAAATATCCTGAAGGACAATACGTATTTATGTATGTCATGGGGGAAGATGAGAATCAAACCCCAGTATATAGCGTTCCGACCTACAAAACCGTAAATTGTTGTACCAATCTAAGCAGTATAGAAGAGCTCTATAATACTCAAAATATTGTAAGTGATGGAAAAAAAGTTTCGCTAATAAATTCTGGAAATGCATATGCTGCGTCAGGACAGCTCGAATGTGCGTCTAAGAAATTTGCCGGAAATGTCGTTTATGTTGAATTAGTTGTTGACGAAAATAAGCCCAAAGGAACTTCTATAGATTATGAAGTATCATCAGATGGAGGGAACACATGGTCATGGATTGCTCCTGTCTCTACAGATGGGGGAGCAAATGTAACTGCTCATAATCGAATGTATTTTAGCAATAAATCCTTAGGCAATGATTTACGTATAAGAGCTACATTAAACACAAACGATCCTTCTGTTACTCCATCTCTATCTTATATAGGCGCAGATGTCGGCTATACTGTATATTCTACAGCTATATTGGTTGATAACGACTTTGCTAAAAATGCAAGAGGCTTCACATCTCTAGAAAACGTCGTGCATGATGAGACGAACTCCAGAATAATCCTCAGTGAAGGCAGTACTGAAGGCAGCATTAGAAGTACGGTGCGCACGACGCCTTCAGATGTCTTTGAAGCAGTATTGAACGTAGACGCAGTTACGCCGGAAGGTTCCTATATAGATTACTTTATTTCGACAGACGGCGGTGCTACTTATGAACAGATAACGCCGGGAAATCCCAACGTTTCTGCGGATTGGAAAAAGCTCGAAACGGAAGGAAAAAAGGTCATTTTAAAAGCACAGCTTCATTCGGACGGAACGGCAGTTCCCGAGCTTAAGAGCTGGAGGCTCTCTGTAAAGACGCTTGCTTCAGGACAGCCGCATATGGTAAAGCTGGTCGATGATCCGACGAACCTTTCCGCATTAAACGGCGCAAAATACCAAACTCTGCTTAGGTGGAAGGGCTCTGCAACCGAGGGGGTTACTTATAACATATACCGCAGCGAAACGCCATACTTTACTCCTGCGCCATCCAACTTGATAGCTTCAAGAATAGAGGAAACGAGCTGGAGCGACTACAACTTAAACTATGGAAAGACTTTCTATTACCAGGTTACTGCTGTAAAGCAAATGGGGGGTCACGATAGGGAGAGCTTGCCGTCTAACCAAGCATGGGCAACTGTAGTAGATGAAAATGAAGTGCAAAAGAGGCTTGGACTTCAGGACTATTGGAGTTATATGGGCTTTAAAACAGGCAGTGGCGATGGATATATCAATGTTTCCAATGGAAATGTTTCGTATATCAGCACAGACATGATGGTCTCTGACCCGTTCTTTGCTATGGTGATGAGAAGGACCTACAACAGCATGGCGACGACAAAGACGCCGCTCGGTTATGGATGGGATTTCTCTTTCAATACCGCGCTCTTAAGGGAGTATAGCTCGGAAAATATCGAGACCGGCATGATTTTAAAAGACGGCGACGGCTCCTTCCACCGCTTTAAAAAGAATTCCTCCGGAGGATATGATTCTGCTAAAGGCACATTTATGAAGCTCGTCTATGACGAGACGGCGGATGAGTATACGATTACGAGAAAAGATAATATCGTCTATCACTTTGATGCGCAGAGCATGAAGCTGAAGAGCTTTACAAATCCCAATGGCAATGCGCTGACCTTTGAATACGACGAGCGAGGAAACTTAAGCGCCGTGGAGAATACGGTAGGGGAGAGAATAGAGATCTCCTATAATGTATCGGGTGCAAACCCCACTGATGAGGACTACCTATATGTCAACGAGCATGTGGATATGGTGGATACCGTAACATGGAAAGAGGACGCGAGGACAAAAGATTCCGCTGAAATCGTATATCACTATGTATACGGCGAGGATGATAAGCTCGATAGGGCCTACATGGTGATAGAGAACAACAACGAATATGGGGAATCCTTTAGCTATAACGACGATGGCGAGTTATTTGAGATCACAAATCCGGAGGGGAAAATCTATGAGCTCACTTATGACGCTTCCGGAAGAGTTGCAATGGTGAATGATCCTGTCGACGAGAGCTATTCATTTACCTATCAGGCTTCAAAGACGATCGCGCAGGATAAGCGGGGCGTAAATACCAGCTACGAGTTCGATGCAGAGGGCAGAGTAACGAAATTCACAGACGCGCTCGGCCACGATATGAATTATACCTTTAACGACAACTTCCAGGTGACCGGTGTCAGCTATTTAAATACTGTAGATGGAAGCACAACGCCTACACAGATATCCTATACCTATTCGTATGATGAAAATGGAAACATAACGAGCATATCCGGCCCGAACGGCAGCCAGACGGTATATGAGAACTACAATGAGTTCAATATGCCTGCAACGATGAAGGTGAAGAAGGATAGTTCGACATGGGTGACGACGAGTTATACCTATGACGATGCGGGAAATCTTCTGACGACGACAGACCCTTCGGGAAAGGTGCTCACCAATACATATGGCACATTAAACGGAGAAAATGGGTATCTTCTTTCTGCAACGGACCGTTTCGGAAAGAAGACGGTTTACACCTATGATGAAAAGGGCAGGGTGACGCAGATCAATTGGCATTGCTGAACCTGGCTTTCAAGGATCAGGATTTCGTGTATAACTCCGTCCGTGCCCGTTTCGAATGGTGGTGTATGCAGCTCATGAGCCGTGCGGGTTTCCATTTGTCGGCAAAGAATAATGGCGGTGTCGTTACGGCTGAGTTTGTTGGTTGCGGTATGCCGAAGAAGAACCAGCGTAAATCTTCTGTAGATTGGAGCAACGCTTCAACGGCTAACGGCTTGCAGGATATCGAAGATACGGTTGTTGCTGCTTCTGCCGAGGGAGTAACGATTCGCTATGTAGTGATGCACGTGGCTGACTTCTCTTTATTGAAGAAGCAGAAATCAACATTCGACACATTGAAGGCATGGGTTAATTCGTCTTCAAAAATATTGGTAACGAAAAATCTTATCAACGAGTATCTGGCCGAACAGGAAATCCCGGTAAAGATCATCACTGTGAATCCGTCTGTCCGTATCGAGGATAAGGCTCACCGCCGTAAGACGATCAATCCGTGGGAGCGTAAACGTGTATGCTTCCTGGAGGATCTGAAGGTTGGTGATATCCAGCACGGACCGATTGCAGCCGAATCTTCCGCTACCTTGCAGAAGATTGCCCTCATGGTAAAACAGGATTGGGTATTGGTTACCAAATGGTCTGAACTGGAACCGTTCAAGGAATGGACGAAAGCAGAAGCAAATGCTATCCCTGTCGTAAACGATCCGGATGCCATGTTCATCATGAAGGTGGATGGCCAGGATTGGAACGCATCTGAAGATACTGAAGGTACGGATGATATCCCGGCAACATTCTTAGGTGAAACCGTTGAACCGGAAGATCAGATGATTCAGGATACTGAAAACGGAGAATAACAATCATGGCTAAGACGATTCGAGATACAATACTAGCTTATCCCGGTCTCGCGGATTGTGAAGATTTTTTGGATAACGTCGTTTTGCCGGGACGCGGTTTTGAAGGTACAGAAGATAGTAAGACGATCGATATTCAAAAACAAAAGCTGGTGGCTGCCGACCTTTATTCCATGGTCGGTGGTCTGCCAGACTTTACCGAAAACAAGCTTTCTATCACATATCCCCGTTCCTGGTATGATGCTATGGCAAAACGGCTGTATAGGGAAGGTGGAGAACCGGAGAAAGCAGAACTGATCGGGAATAAGATTGAAGTTCCAAAAGGAAGGGCGCAAAACAGATGGTAAGACGGTATTCACATAAGGCAATAGTAACAATCCAATCCGGACAATTGGTAAAAGGGGAATGGGTTGCCGGAGAACCGACGGAAATAGAGGTTACAGGGCAATACTTTCCATCCAATAGCGGACAGCAGTTAAAGCAGAATGTTGATGGAAAGGAATTTATCGTACACGGTGAGTTCTCTACAAAGATACGTCCCGTGGAAAATGCAAAACGGATTCGGATTGATAGTATCGCTCTCGATGTGGATATTATCTGTTGGGAGCCGTTTCAGACTCACTCTGTAATTTATGTATAGCGATGGCAAGGAAAGGTGGTTTGACTCCGATGTGGAGCGATAGAGAAGTAGAACGTTGGTTTGATTATTTTGTGGACCGGGCGGAAGAGCGGATATACAAATTATTGCAACGTGCCGGGGAAGAGTTCGTGAAGCTTGCCCGAAAGAAAGGAAACTATCAGGATCATACTGGTAACCTCCGTAGCTCTATCGGTTATGTGATCGTCAAGGATGGCGATATATTGACCGAGAACTACGAGTTGTCAGATAAGAAAGGTACCGATAAATATACGGGATTGAGAGAGGCTAAAAGGCTCGTATCAGAATTACTACCCCTTTATAAGAATGGCTGGGTATTGATTGGTGTAGCCGCTATGCCTTATGCCAAGTATGTGGAAGCAATCGAAAATCTGGATGTTATCTCCGTTGCCACGGAACATGCTGAGGATTGGATCAAGAAACAGAGTCGAACGTTATTTGATAAACTCGCTGAGAAAGGATATTGAACATGGCTGATCAGTTTGATATAGTAGATATCGTGTATGATGCGGTTGAACCGGTCAGTACGAGCTTTATTCTGTACAAAGATCGCTCTGGTGATGGTGAGACAAAGAATCATATCACAATCCGGATGCTCACGTTAAATGAAACAGAGGTTGTGAATAAAGGTTCGGTTAATATCAACGTATTTGTGAAGAATCAAGCGAAAGGCAGGCCTGATCGACAGCTAATGAAAGGAGTGACACGAAAAGTTAAGTCTGCACTACGAAATATCACACCTCCTTTCGGCATGTATTGGAAATCTCGGATCGTATGGTCCGAACCTCTTGGCGAAGCAAAAGAAGGCTTCGATTGTACAAATATAAGATTTGAAGTAATAACAGAAATAGATTAAGAATATGGCTAATGAAAGAAGTTTGGCGGTAGGCGTATCCTTCTTAGGATATGGTGACCCCGGTGATGGTGTTCCGGCCTCTATTTATACACAGTGTCCGATCGTTCATGAAGGCTCAGTTGCTTTCAATTTCAATGAAGCGACCTCTGTCGATTTTCGTGCGGAAGGGATGAAAGATCCTTGGGAGTCATTCGATAAGGCTGGCGACCCGGATAGTTTTGAATTTGCTATCCCGTCGCCGACAGCTCAGGAGATGCTCGCGTTTTGTGGTGGTTCTGTAAGTGGTGGTAAGTGGAATGCTCCGATTGATATTCCAAATATCCGCAAATCGTTCAAGATACAGACAACACCGTACAAAGGTAAGTATACGGAATATACATTTGCCATTTGTAAAGTCAGTGCCCGCTTGAGTCAGGCTCCGTCTTCAGAACAAACAGACCTTTTGCTAGTTAAATGTACCCGTTTGGCAGCAATTACCTCTGCTGGGCAGCAACGATCTTCGTTCGGTCGGGCGGTGATGAATGT